GTGGTTATGCAGCGGACTGCAACTCCGTGTACGCCGGTTCGATTCCGACTCCAGCCTCCATCTTTGTGTAGCAGTGGTGTTTTAAGTAGAACGAAACAGCATTGCGATGTGATCTTTGTGTGATGTATAAGCCCGGATGGCGAAATCGGTAGACGCAAGAGACTTAAAATCTCTCGGGGGCAACCCCGTGCCGGTTCAAGTCCGGCTCCGGGCACCATTTAAATCAGTGAGTTATCTCACCTAGTCCCTTGAGACCTGGCACCCTGGTCGCATTTTGGTCGCATAGCTGCGGCAGCCTTCCCGCTACTTGATCCAATCTCGAATCGAACATATGAGCATATCGGCTCGTTACGATTAGACTGCTATGCCCCAATAATGCTTGTACCGTTGTCAGCACTTCGCCTGCTTCTGCGAGCAGTGATGCGTAAGTGTGCCGCAAGTCGTGAAACCGCAGATCACTCCTACCGACTACCCTTCTCGCTTCCTCAAACGCCATCCTAAGCTTGTGCTCTGTCGTGTTGAACGGCAATTCTCCTATTAGGTCGTCAGCATCGTTTGGCAACGGCACTACCCTAGCTTTGCCGCTTTTCGTCTGCCCTGGTCGCAAGATGATGCGACCGCCCTGTATGTTGCTTGGCTCTAGGGCTAGTAGCTCGCCTTTCCGCAGGCCGGTTAAACACGCCAGCAGAATGATGCGCCGTTCTACCACCCTGCTATCGGGTACCGCGATGATCAGATCGCGTATTTGGTCGGCAGTGAGGTAAACGTGTCTTTCATTCTTGGGCGCTGGCTTTCTCAGCTTGGCGTCTAGCGGCTGCTCTATCCAATCCCACTCTCTATAGGCGAGCGATAGCACGCGCTTGACCACCTGCGTTCGATTGTTGATAGTGCTTTGGCTGAGGCGCTTCTGTCGCATTTCCTTCTGCATTCGTCGTGCGGCATCCAGTGTTTCTTGGCCAAGCAGTACATCGGGCGCGTTGGCCTCCATCCAATTCGCCACCCAGTTAATGCTTAGCCGCTGACTATCAGCATCGTACTCGTCTATCCAGCGCAAAAGCCCCTCTGAAAAGGTTTTGCGCTGCACTCTCCCCATCACTCCGTTAAATTTGTTTTCGTTTAGTTCAGCGCGCCGCTTGGTTGCATACTCTTCAGCCTCCGCTTCTGCTCTAAACGTGCACTGATGTCTGCCGCGCTCACCCGTTTCCGTGACAACCCAGCGGTTGCGGGTAGCGCGGTACCTGACCGTGACTCCCATTCATCCTTCCCCTTTGGTAAGGGGCTGCGCTTGCGGCTTTCAATGTATGCCTCAACCGCTGCCCGTTCAAACCTTACGTTCCCTTCAATCTCGATATAGCCAATAACGTGCTTGAGCGAGTAGGCTTTGCGCTGGCTAATGCATAGCTCTCCCGCAAGCTCGGCGGCTGTCATAAATCGGCCCATACTTTCCTCCCGCGCAAAAGAAACCGCCTCTTGGGCGGCTGTTAATCGTTCGCTATTTCATACTCCAATTGCTTCACTCGCCATACTAGCCAAGCCTCATTCGGCGTATTGCCATAGCCGGCTAGATATTCGCCATGCTTCATTGGGCCGCCTCGGCATTGCCAGCGGCCCTTGGCAAAAGCGCTAGGCCGTATTCGTGGCTTCATACATCCTCCGGCTTGGGTGAGGCTGATAACATGGCCTTATAAAGCCCCTTGCAGTCCAAGCGATCATGGTATCGGGCCACGCTGCCGTGATTCTGCATTTCTTGCGTCGGCTCCGCAGGTACGCATTGCCATCCTTCTGGACAAACTGCTAGAAAAGCATGCCAAGCAAAATCTAGGGTGGCGTTTTCATACGTATTGGCATCGGGGCTGTAATCTTCCAGGTTAATGTCAACGCCATATCGTTCGCACCATTCAATGACAAACTCCTCAAACCGCTCTCGCTGCTCACTCATCCCAAGCACTCCATCCGGTAAAATTCATCCCATACAAACCGCGTGTTTGTACCGGCCTTCAGCTCCCGCATCAACTGCTCGCGTAGCTCCCGCAATTCGCTAACCTTCTGCGCTTGCCCGCATTCGGCCTCGTTCTCGCGTGTCTCGGTGCCGTCGTCGTATCGCAGCACCAATACTGCGGTCGCCTTCCAGCGCATCGGCGCATGAGCGGCGTAATCGGCCACGCTTTCCCGCTTGTCTAACGGAACGTAAGCAGGGAATTCCCAGTCGCCTTCGAAGTGATCACCAATGTGTCTGCCGGTAGCGATGACACCCTTGGCCCACATCCTGGCTCTGGCTTCGTAGGCATCGCGCTGCTTGCGTGACATGCCCGCGTAGCGCCGGTCAGCTGTGCGCTTCTCGCGTGCGCGTCGCTGCTTGCGGTTTAACTGGGACTGGGGCTCGCTATTCATACATCACCCCCTTCTCATAGCACGGTGGTAAAGCACCGCCGTCACAGCAGAAAGCGCTACGGCGGCTAAGAAAGAGGCTGCCCAAGCAGCGTTGTCGTGGATGAGCACGACTGACAGGAAGGCTGCCCACCATGCTAGGGCGAAGCACAAATTGTGAAGTCTCATAAACACCTCGCATAAAAAAAGCCGCTTAGCGGCCATAGTCTTTGAATAGTCTCGTCGATAATCGCCACTGCGGCGTATCAGGAATAAGCCGCCGCTTTCTCACTAGCGCGGCTATCCGCTTGGCGTTGGGTAGGTCGGTTAGCATTGCTCGGCCTGTTGGCGTAGCTCGCTTTTATATATAAGCAATTGAGTTAGGCTATCTTTACGCGTTGCGTAGCCGTGAAATCCTTCAAGCTTCATCGCTGCATCGCGGACAACGAGTGATTTGCGCGCCTTTTCGTCGTTGCAAGCCGCGATGATAGCGATTGCATCCCCGGCTTCATCTTCGTTAGTCGCATGGATAAGATCAGTCGCCCCGTCCTGCAGTGCGACAAACATCATTTCCAGCTCCCTTACGCGCTCATCCGCCTTTTGCCTCAACGCTATCTGCGTTTCCTCTGCGGCTTTATGCGCTGCGCAGTCTGCTTCTAGCTGGGCTATGCGGGCATCCCGATAAGCAAGCTCAGCGGCAATGTCGCTTTTATCGTGCAGCGCTTCGCCGGTCATGGCGCTTAGGTGCCGTGAGTAGTGGCCACCTTTCTTGTCCAGGCCCATGATGTCGCGCCCTGCGTATTGATTACCCATGGCTCGCCTCCTTTGCGCGCTTAGCGTCATAAAGTTGAATTCTCCGAAGCGCATCATCTAGCTCATCAATCCACGAATCGTCGTGATGCACATCGTCTTGACCGTAGCCGTTGGTAGATGCCTTGATCGCGGCCGCCTTGAACTGCTCGACTATCCGCTCAAGCTCGGCGATGCGCTGCTCTCTGCCCTCAGCCAAGCGCTGAACCATATCCCAAGCAGCCTCATATATAGGCCAGTCTGATTCTATGACGACGCATTCGCGGGTGCGTATTTGGTGTATATATAATTGCCGATCTAAAGCTTGATGCGCATGCTGGTCGAGGTCTGACCGCTTAATTACGATGTAGCGGTATTCACGTTTGAATTCGTTCATCACGCCACATCCCGATTCATCGCCGCCAATTCCTGGCGAAGCGCTAAGTTTTCAGCAGCAAGCCCCTCATTCTCAGCCATCACCGCCATTTTCTCGGTGATCAAATCATCGTTGGCCGTTAATGCGTCCAGGCGCTCACGCTGCAGTTCTTCATTGCGCTGGGTGAGTTGTTCTACCAGCGCTTCAAGGTGTTTATTGCTTCGTTCCATGTGACTCTCCGGTAATGATGTAGCGGTCGCGGCTCGGGCCAATCAACGGCTCTTGGCCTGGCTCAAGCGCCCAGCTAAAGCGGTGCAGGCATTGGTCGCACTGCTTCTCGCTGATTGACCTGTAAAGGCGTAGTCGGGTGCAGCCGCATTTGGGGCATTGTTTAGTGGTTTGCTTCATGCGCTATACCGAGTCACGTAATTGCAAATATCCCGCGCCGTACTCACGCCGCAGCCGTACTTCAACGCTAAGCGCCGCAAACTCATGCCATGGCGCTCTCGGTCGTAGCGCATATCTCGCACTTGGGCGTCAGATAGCACGGCTTTCTGGTGGCATTCACCGCAGCGGTGGCCGGTGGGTGAGCGGGCGATCAGTTGGCTTTGTCGCTGCATAACCTCTCCAGCAGCTAGTGGAATGAAACCGCTCCGCCATCGGCGGCCATATCAAAAGCCTCACGCCAAGTGGCGTACCAGTTCCTGAAATGCTCGTCTTCTTTGTCCGCCTGCTCTTGATATTGGACAAAGTCGGCTGCCAGCTTCTTAGCCACGGCTGAGCCAATAACGCCTTCGCAATCACTGAACAAGATCAACTCCCAGAAAGGCCCTTCTGTTGCCGCCCAGGCTCCGGCATCGTGGCGTTTCTCAACGCTGCCGTACCGCTCAAAATCAGTCTCAGGAAATCCCGCAATGCGTGCCAGCTCGTTGCGCCAATGGTTATAGCCGCCATAACCAATGCGGAACCCGGTAGAATCTTGCGAAGAGTAAATGGCGCCGCCGCGAACATCGTCAGCACGCCCAGGGAAATCACTGTTTATATACGCTCGAAAGTCGTAATCAATCTCCTCTCTTGTGGTTGGATCAATCGGCTCGCCATCTTCATCAAACACGCAATCGATTGCTTTAATTTGCCGGTAAGCGGTAATGTCCAAACTCATAATGATCTCCAGATAGTAAAAAGCCCCTTTCGGGGCTAGGCTCTGCGTTGTTCGGCGGCTAGCTGCCTGCCTACGGTGTAATGCGGCCATGATTGCCATAGCTCGGGCGGTAATCGCTCTTTAAGCGACTCATGCCCGACGCCAATATCGCGTGCTAGCTCGTTTCGGCTTAATCGGCGCTGCTGATACTCCCGGGCAATATCTTCAAGACGCCTCCCTCGGATCTCTTCAAATCGCTTTACCGACTGCTCAGTAAAGTTCTTCGGGCGCTTAAGGTTGCGAATATCGGCGCGCCGCATGACGGCGATAGTGCTGTGGCCAACGTGCTCTGCTATCACCTCTATTGGCATCCCGGCGGGGTAGTGCTTATCGAGAAATGCCAGCTCAGGCCCGTTCCACTCTCGCCAGCTTCGGCAGGCTTTCACCAACTCCCAGCCGCGCATACCAAGCCAATGACGGTTACGTATGGTGCTAACGTTGATGCCGTGCCGGTCGGCTAGCTCGCATAGAGATACCTGCTCTCCGCTGGCGGGATCGATGACGAAGTGCTTAGCCATAAACCCTCCAAAAGAAAAGGCCCCGTAGGGCCTATTAGTCGTTGATTAAGCCGCTGGCTCTCGTTGAGTCTCGCCGCCTAGCCATTCAATGATGCGCTTGACACTGGTGCGCAATCCTGCGGCCATAATTACGAAGTCTGTTTCCAGGCGGGCGAGGGCGTCGTCACCGTCATCAGCATGGTCGGCCTCTTCAATCAGCGCATCGCCAAACCGCAGTGACTTAAGAGCTAGATCATCGTGTAGCACGAACGAAAGCTGGCCCTCGATACTGAGCGCGAGCTGTGCGGCTTGGCGTCCGCTTTCCAAAAGCTGCTGCATTTCGTCGCTATCAAGGTCAACTTGTCGACCGCGCACAACGCCATCATCGCCTTTGGCCTTAAGAACAACGCTATCACCCATCTGTAAGTCAGCAGGGCGGCTGGCTGGGTCGCCTAGCCAGGTGGTCATGGCGCGAATCGGTAGCGTCTGACTGCTCAGCGGCGTCACTTTCAAGCTACCCAGCGTTTCGCGAAGCAGATCCAGAACATCCTCTGCCCGGGTGCGACTACTGGCATTGACGCCAATAAGCTGACGATCGACATCCCACCACATATCAATCTTCTGGCTTCGCACAAAGGCGCGGGGCATTAAGTTCTCAGTGACCTGCTCTTTGAGCGCCGTCTTCTCCTTGCGTGTCACCTTGCGGCCTTCGCTGGCTTCAATATCCGCCACCTGCTCATCGACTTCTTCTTTGATGACTGAGGCGGGCAGCATCCGCTCCTGGCGAAGTGCGCTGATTAGTCGGTGACCTTGAATCTCATGAACCAACTGACCGCCACCTAATCGGCCGGCCGGTGCTGTCCAGCCAAGGCGGCGGGCGTCAGCATTACCTAAGGGCTTGGCGGCATGCTCGGCTAATGCTGTGGCTAGCTGCTCAAGGGCGACTGCCTGCACATCGTGAAGCCGGTAAAGCGTTAGATTCTTGAACCACATCTGCATATCTCCTGGCATTAAAAAGCCCCTGCGTGAGGGGCTAGGCTGCGTTTAGTATTTCCATGGCATCGTCATAACCAGACCAGTTATCCACGCCTGCGGCTTCCAGTGCGTCGAGTTTGGCCTGTGCCGCTAACAGCCGTTCGTATTCCTTGCGGCTGATCGTCACCTGCCCGAGCGCTTCGACCTGGCTGCCGCGCTGGAAGTTATCGGCAGCGGCTTCCAGTCGGCTGGTGTCGATTGGCTGGCTTTCAACTCCACGCATTGGCGGTTCTGGTATGGGTTCAGGCTCCGGCTTACGCTCCTGTGCTTGCTCGGCTTCGCGCCGCACTTTGGCTTCCTCTTCCTGGCGAATGCGTTCACGATCAGCGTCTAGCTTCTTTTGCTCCGCTTCTTTGTGCTGGGCGATGCGCGAGTTGATAACCGCCTGCAGGTCGTCGCGCTTCTTCTGAATCAGGTCGCGCCAATCGCTAAACAGGAAAGCATATTCACCCTGCTCTTTATCAAGCAGCACCTTATTGCCATTGACCTCATTCGCTAGCTGCTGGCATTCGATCTTGGCGCGAGCCACTTCGTCATCGGCTGCGGCTTGCAGGGTGGCGATGGTCTTCTTGCCTTTCATCGCGCCTGCAATGTCCAGGCTGTGTACTGGGCTAATTGGGCATTCAAGGCTGTGCAGCCAGCCGGTAAAACATTGCTCTGCATTGCGACGAATATCCCCGCGCCGATTTTCTTTCTCTGCCTTCACCAGCTTGTCGATGTACAGCCGCTTTTGCCGCATCGTTTCGCGCAATTCGTCGATTGTGCTGAATAGCTCGGCAATGCTGGCCGTCTGCTCAAGTGCTCTCTGCTTGCTTTCCTCAAGCTGCTTTTCGCCTTTCTGCAGCCACTTAACCGTGCTGTCAGCGTCGGCAAAGTCTTTATCGGTGGTTAGCGTCGTTTTGATGCCGTTAATCATTGCCAGCGCTTTGGCTTTGAAGTCAGGTAGATTGCTAGCCTGAACGCCGCCGGTCATCTGAATGCTCAGCGCGGGCAGTTTGTCCGGCGCTTCGCCCTGGGGCGCTACCTTTTGGTCTTGGGGTTCGTAGGCTTCTAGGTCAGCTTTGAATTGAGCCCAGCCTGCTAGTAGCGAGGCGATACGCTCGGGCGTGGTCGTGTACCAGAACCAGTTGCAATCATCTTCGGTGCCGTCGCTTGCCATAAAAAGGCACTTCTCGGCACCGCTCACGGCTAACTGCTGATCCATCTGCACCTTGTAATGCTCGGGAAGCGTTTCGACGGTCGCGGTGCGCAGATCCGCATTAATCATCTTGTGCTCAAAGATAACGTCTTCCAGCATGGTGCAGCCGTCGAAGCTGGCCAGCATCCATTCGTGGTCATCGTGCGTTGCTGTGCAGGGGTATAGCTCCTCGCCAATAATGCGCTCGGCAATAGGGCGGGCGCTGGCTTCGGTAGCGTGGCCTTTATCAAATAGCCGCTGTTGCGCTGGCGTGACCTCCGGCACTTCGCCGGTATATTTATGCTTTAGCAAATCTGAGCGGCTGGTGTATTTACTGACACCAGCCATTGCCGGGGCTTCACTGGCAGTAAAGCAAGAGGCGCGTAGCGCGCCCCATTCGGTCGAACCTTGCACCACCTCGTATACGTTCATGCTGCCTCCTGCTCGGCTAGGTTGCGGATAGTGGCTTTCTGCTCATCAGTCAGCTCGCCTTTACTGCTGACCTTTTTGATGATGTTCTCGGGCGTCGTCTTGCCGTCATGAATAGCCTTTTTCCAAGCGGAAAGATTGCTATCGAAAGACTCGGCGGGGTAATGCGGCAACGCCTGGGGCTGCGTTTGCCCTGTTGGCCCCGGGTTAATTTCGCGCTCTTCGGGAATGTCGCGGGCCTCTTCGACGGTGATTAAGCCGCCTAACGCATCGGCAAACTTGTCGCGCAAGGCGTAACCGCGTGCGCGCCACATCAGCATGCGCTTAGGGTATTGGCTCCACGGTCCTTGCTTGCTCCATAGCCCTGCCTTCTGTGCATCCTCTTGGCTAAACGACACCGTGTGCTTACTGGCGTCGCTCTTGCGCCACACAGTGCAGGTTGCTGTCATGGTGGCGTCGTCGAAGCTCTCTTCGTGTCCGCCAAACTTCGGGTGGCTTTGCACCAGGGCTAGTAGCGCATCGCCGTATATGGCGGGCTTGCCGTTGATCACTGCGATATTCTGCAGCGCCTGAATTGGGTTAAGGCCAATCTCTGACCCCATCATCATTGCGACCAAGGTATCTTGCGGCTTGCCCTGGTAGTGCTTCGGCACCATTTGGCTAGCCGATAGCATGTTTGCCATTTCAAACGCTTCATTAAGCGTTGAGGGTTGTAGCGCAAAGCCTGCGCTGTTGCTTCGTGTGATGTTGCTCATATAAACTCCTCATTGATTCGTTTCGCGATGGATCAGGCCCGCTCCTATGTGCGTAGGTGCGGGCTTTTTAGTTGGTGGGCGGCGGTACCGCTGGCTTGGGCTCTGGCATCCAATGCGTGTAATCGTCAGCGCGCCATCCGAAGTCATCGCCGTTGCTGCTGAGAAACTCACCTTCATCGCTTATCGAACCAATATCTGACTCCCAGTAATAAAACGGCTCGGCGTCTTTTCGGGCGCACCTAACCCATAATCCGCGCACATGCGTCGAGCCATCTTCAGGCGCCGTCTCAATCGGCTGCCATCCAGCCAGCAGCGCCTCCAGCTCCTCTTGTTCGCGCACATCAAAGCGGCTGCCACCTTTGGTCACTGGGTAGACCATGCCAACGCCTTCGGCGAAGCGCGGCGCGCCTGTTACCTTCCACTCACTCATAACCCTCTCCCTTTTCAGCGTTAATCCGATTCATCAGCGCACTAATGCGCTTGCACGCATCCAGCGCCTTGCCGTAGTTGCCATCGTTCATTGCGTCCGTAACATCCCGCAGCTCGCCATCTTCGTACTGCATGAAGCGGGTTTTAATGGCGGGGTAGTCGTGGGTATCCGCTGCTGGCTTTGCACTCATTGCGGTACTCCTCTAATACCTGCTTGCTCCAAGCCTCTTTCAGCCCGTCAAGCGTTAGCCCTGGCGTCGTACTCAGCAGCATGTCGTAAAGCTCCTGGCCATCCTTCTCGGCTTTCACCCACTCGACGAACGAATCACACGCCCACTGCTCGCCGTCTCGCAGGCAGTCAATCGGCGATGCGCTG